ACTTAACATAGTAGTCAGTAAACGTATTAGACTCATCACCTTTAATCTCAACATATACATTACTAAAAGGCATATCTTTAGGTAAATCAGTAATCTTATTAACTGAACCTTTCCAACCTTCAGATGCTTGGTTACCCCAAGAATCCCATGAACTAAAAGTAAAGTCAGTTCCATTATCTTTAGTAATTTGTAGAATAGAACCTAATCTAGTAGCTGTAAAACCTGCTCCTGCATTAATCTTAGCAACAAGTAAATCAGCGGCTACATCTGAGTCCTCTGCACCAGTTGCAGGGTCAGTATCCGTATTACTAGGCTTGTTTGGGTCTACAGCATATGTAGTACCATCTAAGTAAACTGCGTAGTTAAATGGATTATATCTATCACCACTACCACGTTTAAGCCAATAAAAAGCTACTCTATCGTAGTTAGCACTTAGTGGAGTAGTAGCCGATAAGTTAAGATTTGTAATACTATTTTTACTAAATACCCAAGTTCTATCTTGTACAGTAAGACCTTTAAGATTACCGTTGGTTAAATAAGCTTTAATTTGTGTTTCGTTAGTAGCATTGTAAGCTACTGTCATTTCAATCCCTGCTTTATTAAAGACTCTTACAGGGTCACTAGCTTCACCAGTNTCAAGCATAATATACTCTTCATCATCCTCACCNCTATCGTAGGTATGGAAAATAGTAGCTGTATCAGCATAGCTTACTTCTGAGTTNTTTANTACTNTTTGAAACTTTGTAGGAGGTCGTTTAGTCAAGCCTTTTACTAAGTCAGGTACACAGTTAGTCATTTCTTTACATTGACTATCTAAAGCTAACTCAGGATTCTGTTGTGTAACACCATTAAAAAACGCAGGGTACACTTTATTTATCTTTGACATACTAGCTCCTATTATAGTGCAGTAGGGTTAGTGCCCCTATCAATTAATCTACCACCTCTAACCAAGTTAAACTTAGATAGTTTTAGGTGTTCTCTTTCAAGCTTAATACGCTGAATATTAACTTTGTTTTCTAATTCTCGTTGTGTAGTCTCATCACCATTCAAATATACATGTAAATGTTTAGCGGCAATTAAGATTACATAAGTTCTAAAGATATCTGGGATATTATCAAAACTAATTTCTAATCTAGCTGTCATAGTAACAGGGTCATCAAAGACAGAAGTCATATCCGCTCGTGAATATAAGTTACCACCTTCTTTAAAATAATCGTTGTCTTCAAAAGAGATTACATTTTGTGGTAGTGTAATGTAGCCATCTGTATCAGGTACAAAAGTAGTTTCAAAAGTATTAAACCACCACTTCTCTTCTTGTTCTTCTCGTAGAGTTTCCTCTAGGATTGTTCTTGCTTGGACAGCTTCGTGTCCTTCTGGTAGGTCATCAATAACAACCCCTGATGGTACAGGAAGTTCTCCAATATACCTCAGCATTCTATTAATACCATCAATAACTGTCATAGTATTTTCCTTTTTATTTATATTTAGTGAATAATCTTTAGTGAAGACTCCCCGAAGGAAGCCTTCTAAAAGACTACTCAATAGTCTTTATGCGTAGTTACTAAACTACTGTACCACCTGTGATAACACAAGAGCAAGCTGGCTTAAGAACACCACTACCGTAAGAGTAGTAAGTAGTCATAAGAGTTGCTAACTGTTCAGGGATATAGTTTACTTCAGAAGTAACATCCATCAACTTAGCTACAGCTACAGCTTCAGAAGTAAATAGCAATGCTTTTAGCTTCTTGTTTGTACCTGCTACGTCAACTGAAGAATCAACTGGAACGTAGTTAGACTTGTAGATACGAATACCTGCAACTTCCATTACTGTACCTTTGTTGATACCACCGTTGTCACCAGAAGTGATGTCTTTGTTAACTGCATCTGACTGTGCTAGGTAAGAGTAGATTTTAGGAGAAACAACTAAGTACTTCTCACCTGCTACATCTTTCTCTTCCATTGCTGCTACAGCTTCAAATACTGCTTCAATAAGAGCATCACCCTTAGCTTTAGGAGTAGCACCTGAATCGATTACATCGTTGTTTACTTCAGTACCATCAGCCTGAACCGCAGAACCACCGATAGTACCAGAAGTCTGTGATGCAGTCACAAGTAAAGCCGCAACAGCTTTGTCGATTTTAACCGCTAATGCTTCACCAGCNTGTTTAGCTAGNTCACCACGTGTTTCGAACATAGTATTTTTATATACTCGGACTATAACAAATCCCTTAGGACTTACATTATTTAGTCTCTGCAAGTGGGTCTACAAATGAGTTGTTACTGTTGTAATAAGAAAGTATTTGTTCTGCTTGCCATCTTTTAAGTTTAAGATGTGGTACAAGTTTAGGAAGTATTTTATGTCCTAAGCTTCTATCAGACAAGCCCATAGGAAGTATTAGTAGTAAGTAGTTTCCACCTTCAATTGTTTGCTCTACAACCTTGTGGGTTCTCCCAAAAGATTTGGCAATCAAGTCTATAGCGGCTCTGTCTCTAGTGTGACAGTTATACCTTAAACATCTACCTTTTTCTGCTCTATGTTGTATAGAACCATCTGCATCAGTATATCCTGCTAACCACGCCCATGTGACATGATTCTTAGGCTTAATAGATTTAGTGTTGTCTCTTGACCACTTTCTATATCTACTTACTGCAGCTGAACTTGCTTTCTTTTTATTTAGTCTATCATACATCCAAATACTTCTGTCTATATGTAAACCTTTTATTACACAGTGTTTTTTAAACCTATTTAACAATGAAATAGCAGTTTTACCATATACTGTCCACTCAATCATTTCTGTTCGAGTACCTGCTGGCTTAACTTTTAAATTACCTACTTCATAGTGGTCACAAAACCATTCTAATACCTTTACATTTCTCTCTTCATTCTTTAATGAGATTTGAAATCTAATATCACGTGTGTGATATGTATTACCATTGTCTTGTTTTGTCTTGACAGATACATGGACATTCCCATCACCATCAAACATACCTGCTAAATATTTGTTTATAGTTTCATTATTTCTAATGTATTTCATTTGTGTTGCCTTCTTTCTTGTTATTCCGTAGAATTCCAATGTTATTTAAATGTAATTGTTACACCTCAATTAATGTAATACCTTCTCTTCAAACTTATCAACTGCTAATGCGTAGTACTCAAGTGCATCAATGTTAATGATACGTTCTTTAACTGCGATAGCAGACATACTTAGCTCAGTACCAGGTACGTGAGTGTTAGTATCTGCATCAGATGATTGTCCAATTACAGGAATAGAGATAGAAGAACCAGAGTCAATTGACTTAGTAGTTACTAGGTCTAAGAAAAGCTGCTTACGGTCAAATGCAGTTAGTACTGAACCGTAATAGATTTCTAAAGAGTTATCCATTTCTGTAGGAAGCCCACGAGGGGTTGAAGAGTTGTTACCGATATTGTTTACCATGAGTGCCATGATTTTATTCCTTATGTTTATTTATATACTTTATTGCGGCTTCTAAAGTTCTTGTATTGTCTTTAGCAAAGCCTAACATGGAATTACATTGTTGACACAATAACTGTCTAACTTTTCCAGAGGTGTGGCAGTGGTCTACATAGAGTCGTTTCGCGGTATCCGTCTGATGTTTCCCACATATAGCACAACACCCTCCCTGTTCTTTAAACATATTATTATAGTCTTGTAATGTAATTCCGTACCTGCTACGTAAAAAGTTATTATGAACACGCTCATTGTCTAATTTTTGAGTTTTGTTCACACACTTCTTACATAGCTGCCTGTAGCCGTGTTTATGTTTTTTACCTCTCACAAAGCTAGCTAGTTCTTCGTGAGTATGTGCTTCAAGTCCACACGACTTACAGCTTCTCAGCATATTTAAGTCCTCTTTATAGTTATCCTTTATATCCAAACGCATTTTCTACTTAGGGCTATAAACAAACATAATATTACTTTAATTATTAAGATAGGTATAATTACCAACATCTTAGCTAAAATGTCTTCCTTTAAAAAGAAGCACGAAAGACCAAAGGAGACAAAAAATCAGTCGTGCTATTCGGT